TGAGTTGCGGGCGTCGAAGAACCAGTCATTGCCTGCCACAGAAGCAGACGGCATCGTGAACGTACCAGCACCGCCATTCCAGATGATTACGCGAGCGCGGTCAACGGATGTGAGCGTATAGTCAGCCGACAGCAGTGTCGTGGGAGCAGACTGATTTAGCGTCGTCGTGATTGCCTTGAGGCCAGCGCCAGCCAGCGCGCTTGCAGATGCGGATGATGTGCCAGCACCATACTGAATTGGACGCCACGTACCGTTAACAGTTGTGTTGCCCGTGAGATAAATCTGCCAAGCCTGACCAGCTGTAATCGTCTGAATCGTATTACCGCTGTTATCTGCGACCGTGAAGGAGGACGCGCCTACATTAAAGAACAGCGCGGTCTGGCCAACACTCGCCTGCGTTGCGTCAGGCATACGGATCGTGAGGCCAGCGCCAGAAGGTGTAACATCCATGATGGACGCGACGACGTTGGTGTTGGTTGCAAGCTCAGTCGGCCACGTTAGCGTGACGTTCGCTGTTAGAGCTACTGCGCGATAGCTTACATCAGCCGGATAGACGACTGTGCCACCAAAAGTATTTGTAAAACTGGGCACTATTAGTCCTCCCTGCGGATGATGCCGCGATCAACAATCTGGCGAATATCCTCACCATTAAGTGCCGCGACGGCACGGTCATAAAAACTTTGCCAAATTGGAATAATCTCTTCGTTCTTCAGGAACGGGGCAGCCTCCATAAGCGATGCGTAGAGCAACGCGCTGGGTGCATATTCCGTAAACCAGTTGGTCTGAACGTCATCGCCAAGAAGCGGCGGTAGCTCATAATAAATTAGTTCGTAAGGAAAGTCATCAGACGGCGTAGGCGCAAAGAACCAATGCTGATAGTCATAGTCAGCATAAAATCTAGGCGTCCCAGTTAGAGTCTGGTTTGGCCAATACTGCCGCATATATTCGTAAGCACGCGGGAAGATCTCCTGCGTCGTATTGTAGCCAGTTCCGGTTCCAACCCGTATACTGACGGTTTCGCGCCAGCGGTCAGGTTTTGGATACGTCGCCTGCCCCTGAGTCATCGTAGAGTTCACGACAGCGACCAGCCCTTGGACCTTAAGCTCTCTCGCGAGACGACGTTCAGCAAGCCCCACAAGACTTGGGAGCTGCACATAAACCGAAGGGTCGGTAGCCAGCGTAGCTCCACGCTCCAGATAATTCCGGAGGTCGTCGAGCAAGCTGGTATACGTCATCGCGGTGGCCATGAGATGATCCTTACATCAATTCAGAAACAGCCGCAACTAAAGCTGCAACAGCAGCAATCGCCACTGTCAGCCTTCCCTTGACGTTCATAATCTTAGCCATAAGCGTCAGCTTCGGTGCGTCTTCCATCGGCAGGATCTTGCCTACGGCTTTGCTGACAATTGCCTTCTCGGCTTCTTTTCGGATAAGTTTCTTAAGATTAAGCATAACTATTCTCCTTACAACCAAGCAGCGTACTTCTTGGTCTTCTGTTTACGGTCGTCGAGGCCGTGTGTACCACCATTTATGCGTTTTGTCAGCGCAAGGATTGCGGCGTCGTTGATGCCTTGGTCGCATATCGACCACAGCTTGTTTGCGTCAAAGAACCACAGGGCGCTTTCAAAGCCGAGTTCGGTAGCCACAAGGTCTGGGTTGTCCAAAATCTCCTGTTCGCGACCGATGTACTTGCCGAATGCGCGGTAGTTGTTCTTGCCCGTGAGCTGCAGCGGACCCCGGCCACGGTATTTCCAACCGTCACCAGACGCTTCGTCGCCGTTACCCATGCGGTTGGCGTAGACGCGGTTGGCGATCTTCTGCGGCTGACGCTCGTAAGCACGCGCCAGTGCGTCGGTTGGGAAGTACTTACGGAAGATGCTACGCAGGCCCTTTGCGCCGTAGTTCAGGTTCTCGCTGAACGCCTTGAAGTTGCCACTCTCATGCGCCGTCTGGGCGAAGAAGTGCGCGGCGCGGTTCTTGTTCAGCTTGAAGTGCGCGCAGGCAGACTTCAGTGTTCCGGGGCCGAAGGCACCATCTGCGTGGCAGCCACATTTACTTTGAAGGTTTATAAGGCTCATTTGCCAGCACTCCGCCAATCAGGAAAGTCGTTTTCGTCAACCACGCCGTCGCCGTTAGCGTCGTAGCGCAAGTCGTTACGGTACTTCTCCCAAGGCTCCATGTCGTCATCATCGTCATCTTCAGGCTCGTCAATGAAGACGGTGCCTTGAGGGTCGCTATATGGCTTGGGTGCTTCTGGTTCTGGCGCGGGCGTGTCCAGTTCAAGCGGCGCTTCTGGCTCAGGCTCTTTGTCCCGCGCATTGGCGTTGAGGCTCAGGCCGCCCAGCAGTCCGACGAACGCGCCGATGATTGTCTGGAAGGCGGGGTTGACCATCTCAAGGATGGCGGTGCTTTCTATGACGTCATTAGGCATAAACAGGCCAACGGCTAGTGTCAGCACGACGACAAGGATAACTGCCGCCAGCGTGACGATTGCCACGCGCACGACAAACTCGACGGTATCGTTGACGCCCTCACTCTTGCTTTCAAAACTATTCAGGAAGCTCATCATCTTTATCCTTCTTCTTCTCTTGTGCAGGTCCGCTACCCTGTCCTGCCATAAGTCCTGCCAATGCCCCGACGATGAATGTCGCGATTGGGTTAATCAGCTTAAAAAACTCCGCATCGTTTGGTGCCTGACCGTCCATTGGCTGCGACACAAATATCAGCGAGTACAACACCGTCACCACAATAACTGTAAGCGTCAGCGAAAGAACGACGCCGACGATAAAACGCAGCAGCTCCTCTGGTGACCACTCTCTAGTGGGCTTCATTTGCTTCCTCTTTAGTTGTTATCAGATATTCGGTGCAGTAACCTGAAGCTATGCAGCCGGGCTTTTTACACTCTTCTGTTTCCCAATTCTCTGGGTCTTGGCAGTAGTACCGAAATCGATCTTGGCAGCCCATGAGGGCCAAAGCCGCGAGGGGTAGCAAGAACCACTTCATCACCGATCCGCCTTGTTATCCAATTTGTCTTCAATGCGACGAAGGTGCATCATCACTTCGTCGAATTTCTTATCGATGCCGTTGAACTTCTCGTCACCAAAGCCAAGGCGCGCCTCAAGCAGCGTCAGTCTGCTGTTGAGGTTCACCCACACGGTAATCAGGCCTCCGATGAAGCCGATGACGGTGATGATGGTGTTGATATCTATGTTCATTATTTCAGGTTCCGCAGCTTATAGATTGCAGAGAGGTACACTGCAGTCACCGTGTCAACCAAATTACCGACTGCACGGTTACCTTTGCAGATCTTCTCATGGTTCTTTTCGATCCATTCAGCGTCGGATTCAAGACACTTCAGAATATCTTTTTCCATTTCGCCGGGAACTGGAATAGCCCCAATCAGCTCATACGCACCCTGATAAGCCTCAACCAGCGGATCAATCGTATCGATCACTCCATCATAGAACTCGCCAAGCGCCATGTGCTTGGCAAAACTGCCATCACCCTTGGCGCGCCAATGAGCAAAGTGGGCAAGGTTGCGGGCGTAAAACACGCGGCTGATGAGCTGCTCAATCATTATGCGATCCGCATTGCAGGGCAGATAATTGATGGGATTGCTGGGGCAATAGCACCGGCTGCTGTAGCCTCAACTGTCACAGCAATGTTTTCAGGAAGCCACATGATTTCAATGTATTGGCCTGCAGTGACTGTATCAAAAAACGACAAGCTGAACACAGCTGCACCGCCATCCCCTATCTTTGGAACTGTGATGATTGTGGCTGAGTTGGCGATATTGGTTCCATTCTTACGGAACCAAACAGTTGCATCATGGTCAGCCGCAGCAGAGTTCACAAACTGGATAGATGGAGCGAGCATATACGTGCCAGCGGCAGCAAACGTAATCTGAGTGCTGGCAACAACACTGACACCAGTGCCGGTAAGATCGGTGTTGAATGTAACAGCAGTAGCTGCAGACACGTTGCCAGTTTGGTCAGCTGTACTTAATGGCTGTCCAAACGCACGGCCAGCAAGGTCCGCGAATGGGATCGTGGCCGCAGCCGTCATTGCCGACGTGCCGGCACCCTTAACGTATCCTGTTAGCGTTGCGGCTCCAGTACCGCCATTTGCAACGGGGAGCGTCCCTGAGATGTCCGCCACGGGTACAGTCGCCGCAGCCGTCATCGCCGACGTTCCATTGCCTTTGACGTAGCCTGTCAGCGTTGCCGCGCCAGTACCACCCGTAGCAACTGTGCGAACATTAGTCGCAGTGGCAGCAATATCGGAAGCGGCCACCTTGCGGCTGTTACTGCTCTGAACGATTTCAAGAAGCTCAGTCCCGGCAAGCGGAGTAGAGGCTGCTGTAAGGTCAGGGATCTTTACGTTGGCCATTATGCAAGTCCATATAAAATGTTAAGATAAACGGATTCCGCATTAGCTGCGGCTTCCTGCGCATTCGTTTGTGCATCCTGCGAATCTGGTCGAGGATTTTTCAGTGGTATTGGATCGGCCCGCAAAAGCAAGCGGCTGAAATATGGCTGAGGTACGTCATCGCAAGAAGCGCATACACGAAGACTCAGGCCAACTGGTACAGAGCCGCCACGATAGTCGTGCTTCTGACGAAGCTCAGTGTGCTGAACCATGAAGCCACAGCCATCACAGATAGCAAGACCGCGTGGCGATTTGGCGTCAAAATCCGGTTGCGTCCGGTGTTTTTTACCGCGTCCGAATCCGTACTGCATTAGTAATTCCAAGTATCAATGGTGATACGTAGAGGAACCTTTTCGCGATCTTCAGCTGCAGCGCGGTCGTATGAACTATCCGCTAAGCCCTGAAGAAAACTAAGGCGGTCAGGCGCGAACTTTACCGCAAGTTTGGCAGCAAGGCCAGAAGCGATAGCCTCCATCCAGCGGTTTGGCGCGTCCATGCTATCAGTGAAATCGCCGGCGTCCTCTTGGATTTTCATGCGGTGATAGAATAGCGTTACGCCAGCATCCTGCGGAGCCTGCCAGATGTACAAGCGCGGAGTGATAGTGCGCTGGAAATAGTATTGGAACGGACGCTGACCAAGCTGAGCTTTGTTTGGAATCGCGTCGTATTCCGCCCGGCTAATCGGTGACATCATCAGGTCAGTGTTAATGCCCCCAGATGTGGTGCGGGTGTACACCTGAAGGATTGAAACCGTGCGCGGCTCCAGTTCGTAATACAGCGTTCCGGGGGTAAGCGTGATACTCTGGAGATCCACAGCCCACAGGTTAGGGCCGTTGTTCGCCCAGTCCGAGAACATGTAATTGATAGAGCGGCGCGCACTGTCGATGTCATTCGATGCCAGAGATGCGGGATTACGACCGACGCGCTCATATGCTTCGGTTATAATATCGATCTGTTCGGTGTCACCGAATGTGTACGTGCCGCTAGTTGTCATCTGAACCTCGCCGTTTTCTTAGCGATGGATTTAGGCTGGGCCACAAACTGCTTTCCAGCCTTCTTACCTTCCCGCTTCGCTTTGCTTGTAGCAGCATATTCAGCCGGCGTCAGCGATTTAATGGCATCCTTTGGGAGATACCGTTCGCCCGTCTTGCTGGACGGTTTACCAGACTTGGTAGTCCACTTCTGCTCGGTCCAATCTTTCAGGGACTGCTGAGGTTTTCTAATCGGCATATCCGCCACCCTTGGCTTTATACTGCTTAGCTAGAAGCTGGGCCTTGCGAGCTGACCATTGACCAGCCCCTGTCCCTTGAGTCTCGCGAGACTTGATACTTTCAAACAGGCGCTTGCGGAGGCCGGGCTTAGTGTAGTTCCCGGCCTCATTCACACGCGACTCTTTGCGTCCGCGCATTACTTCTTGCTCTTAGCAGGAGCCTCTTCAGCAGCAGGAGCTTCTTCAGCGGCAGGAACTTCTTCAGCTACTGGAGCCTCTTCAGCAACAGCCTCAGGCTCAGGCGCAGCCTTTGCTACAGGAGCCTTCTTAAAGCCGAGCATCATTTCTAGAGACTCTTCAGTCACCTTCTCCCAATCTTCCTTTGAGAGAATAACTTCCTGCTGGTCACCATTTGCGTTTGTGTATCGACGAAGAATCATGATAATCTCCTATTAAGCGTATATTTTAATCATTTCGAGGGTGATGCTGTAGGTATCACCAGAGCTTGCCCCGATGGTTGAAAAGAGAATGTCTCCAGTCTTGCCTGCCCCCGCATTGTTGCGAAGGACCGCGCTACTGTCAAAATCAAACGCGTACATGCCGGGCGACAGGATAAATGCACTCACGTCTGTGGTGGCATCCCAAAGGATGTTAACAGACATGCCATTGATAGAGGCGACGATGCGGCGAATATCAACCCCAGTGCATTCCTTGCCAACATTGTTGGCTGCCAGTGCAGACACATCAACCTTGAGAACTGCTGTCTCACCCGTGCCATCAGACACGTTGTTGAACTTCATGACCGCTTGGCTAAGGCCATCGAACAGGGTCTGCGAGTTTACTGTGTCAGCCATTATTTCATTCCTTTAAGTGTCATAGCGAAGCGAGCGCGCTGGCCCATTTTACCGGGCGCTTTAGCGGCTGCCTTTAGCTTTCCTTCAGGGATGGGCTTGCCAGCTTTA